AGTAAATAAACTAGAAGTTATCACCGATTGGAATAAATTTAACATCGGAAACTATATGGCTTTCGAAGCGCATAGAGTTGTCGACGAAGAAACTTATAGCAAGGTCTATAACGATTTATGGTTGAAGGAATATACCACTGCTCTTTTCAAACAGCAATGGGGCACAAACCTAAAGAAATACGGTAACTATGTTCTTCCTGGTGGTTTGGTCATCAACGGTCAGCAAATTTATGATGAAGCGTCGTTAGAAGTAGAAAAACTAAATGAAAAACTTCGCGACACTTACGAAGAACCAACAATGTTCTTAGTGGGCTAAAATGGCAACTAGCGTATATTTCAATAATCAAAGAGCAACCGTTGAGCAAAATCTTCTTGAAGATTTGATTATCGAATCAATCAAGAATCACGGCATTGACGTTTATTATTTGCCAAGAGAATCTCAATCATATATTGGTGAATTGTTTGGCGATGATCCAGTAAAATTATATCGAAAGTCAATCAAGATAGAAATGTATCTTGAGTCTTTCCAAGAATACGAAGGCAATAAAGAATTCTTCTCTAAATTTGGTCTTGAGATTCAAGAAACTGCTCGACTTTGTATGGCTCGTAGAAGATTTGAGCGTCAAGTAGGCGCAATCATGGGTAGTGGTTGGCATGTTCCGAAAGAAGGCGACTTAATCTATCTACCAATTCAATTTAAATTGATGGAAATTAAGTTTGTTGAAGAAGAAAAAAACTTTTTTCAATTAGGCAGAGACTCAAAGAATCCATACATGTATGGATTGACAGTTGAAGCATTCAAGTATAATGGCGAATTGCTTCAAACTGGAACAGAAGAAATTGATCGTATTGCTGACGTCCAAGGCTATGCACTTGAACTAGATGTTAATGCTGGTGGAACTGGAACATTCCAACACTTTGAGGTTGTGTATCAAGGCGCAAGTCTTGCAGCTGCAACTGCAAAGGCAGTTGTTGCTAAATGGAATTTACCAACGAGAAAGTTGAAGTTACGAAACGTCTATGGCGCATTTACTGGTGGCACATTGATCAAAGGCGTTACGAGTAACGCTCAATGGACGTTGAATGAAGCGCCAGATGTAATGAGAAATATTAATAATGAGAACATGGAAGATAATGAAAGGGTCGAGCAAGAAGCTGACGGAATTATCGACTTCACTGAGATCAATCCGTTTGGTGAGCCATAATGTTATCTAATATTCACTTTTATCATCGCATCACTCGTAAAATGGTGGTTGCATTTGGAACGTTGTTTAACAACATTCGCTTGGTTCGCTATAACAAAGCAGGCACTCAAGAAATTGAACGCATTAATGTTCCTTTGCAATATTCGCAAAAAGAAAAGTTCTATCAACGTATAACGCAAGATCCTGAACTCACAAAAGAAGTTCAGATTACATTGCCAAGAATGTCATTTGAGTTGACTGCAATATCATACGACCCACTGAGAAAAAGAAATTTATTTACTGAGAGTTTTTCTCCTGAAACAAACTCCACAGTAAAGTCGATTCGCACAACACCATATAATTTTGAGTTTGAGTTAAACATCTATGTTCGTAATACTGAAGATGGCACTCAAATTGTAGAACAAATTCTACCATACTTCAATCCTGATTATAACTTGACTATTGACATCATTGGCTTATCTGATCAAAAGGTAGATATACCATTTATTCTACAAAATGTTTCATACAGAGTTGATGATGTTGGCACTGGAGATACAACAAGAGTATTGATTTGGACGCTTACCTTTACTGCTAAAGGTTATATGTTTGGTCCGATCGTTTCTCGCGATATCATTAGAAAGGCAACTGCGAATACATATAATGCAGTCTTTGAATTAGACAACAAGCGTTCACTAACGATGAACGCAAGCACTGGCACTGGTAACTATCAAGCTGGTGAACTCGTATTCGAAGGGCGCACATTGAGCGCAGCAAATGCAACAGGCTTTGTTGATAGTTGGAGCAATACAACTAAAACATTAATTGTTTCCGATGTAAACGGAATTCTCAGAGCAGATCGTTATTTAACTGGCGCAGTCACAAATACTGCATATAAGATACAAACGTTTAATACAGCCGATAGTCAATTGACAAAATTGGTTATTGTACCAAATCCGACAACAGCAAATGCTCAAACAGCATTTGGTTTTGATGAAACAATTCTTGAGTTCCCAAATATAAGTTAATATGAGTGAAGTTGATAAAAATCTTTCTGATATTTTAAACACTGATTATATTCCTGTGGTGAGCGAGGGTAATAAAAGTGTTACTATTCATGAGCCAGACAGATCAGCTGATAATCCTGACGCTGACTATTCTCGTGCTAATTATTACAACCTTATCGAAAAGGGTAATGAGGCTTTGGACGGCATTCTTGAAGTGGCAAAAGAATCGCAGCACCCAAGAGCGTATGAAGTAGCAGCAAATATGATCAAGAATCTCTCTGATGTCACAGAGAAATTAATGATTCTTCAAAAGCAGCAGCAAGAACTTCAGCCAAAAGAATTAGCAGCACCAACCAATATCAATGTAGATAAAGCAGTATTCGTTGGAAGCACTGCTGAATTATTGCGACAATTAAAGAATGAATCGAATAGCGGCTAAACTAAAGCATTATCTTGGGAATCCACGCCTAAAACGAGTTAACATGGCGATGAATCTCACTGAGGATGAAGTCCGTGAGTTCGTTAAGTGTGCTCAAGATCCAACATACTTTATTGAAAACTATGTTAAGATCATTACACTTGATAGAGGTTTTGTTCAGATTGAACTCTATCCATTCCAAAAACAAGTCGTCAATGATATCAATAACAATCGCCGCGTGATTGTAAAGGCAGGTCGTCAGGTTGGTAAGACTACGATTATCGTCGGATATATTCTCTGGTACATTCTATTCAATCAAGATAAGACTGTCGCAATTCTTGCTAACAAAGCCAGCACATCAAGAGAAATTCTTGCTCGTATCAAACTAGCATACGAAGCATTACCAATGTGGATTCAGCAGGGCGTCAAAGTCTGGAACAAGGGCGACATTGAATTAGAAAACGGATGTCGCGTCTTGGCTAACTCTACTGCTTCAAGCGCGATTCGTGGTTTTTCTATCTCGCTACTATATCTTGACGAGTTTGCATTCGTTCCAAGTAACATCGCTGAAGAATTCTTCACGTCCGTTTATCCAACAATTTCTTCTGGTACAACTTCTAAGATTTTAATCTCTTCAACGCCAAATGGCATGAATCACTTTTATAGGATGTGGACTGAAGCAGTTGAAGGTCAAAACGGATTTACACACTGTGAAGCAAACTGGCGTCAGGTGCCAGGTCGTGATCAAAAATGGGCAGATGAACAGCGTCGTGTTCTTGGTGAACAAAAGTTTCTTCAAGAAATGGAATGTGAGTTCATGGGATCTTCTGGAACCCTACTTTCAGCGGCTGCACTTAAATCTCTTGCATTCGTCAAACCGATACATCTAACTGAGAATGGAATTAAGATCTATCAAGCTCCGATTCCAGAACACAATTATGTTATTATTGCAGACACTTCTCGCGGTAAAGGGTTAGACTACTCAGCATTCAGCGTTATAGACGTCACTAGTATTCCATATCGACAAGTTTGTACATATAAGGATAACAATATCAGCCCTCTTGTATATCCATCGATTATCAAACGCATGGGCGATTACTACAATCAAGCGTATGTGTTGGTAGAAATTAATGATAATGGTCAACAAGTGGTCGATTCTTTGTTTGAAGATTATGACTACGAGAATATTCTCTCGACTGTAGAGATTAAAGGTAAAGTTGCAATCACTTGGGGTTATGGAAATAAATCTTATAGAGGAATTCGAACAACAAAATCTGTAAAGCGTCTTGGATGTTCTCTTATGAAGAATCTTCTTGAGAGTCAAAAATTAATTATACAAGATTTTGAAACCATATCAGAACTCTCGACCTTCATATCTAATGGAACTAGTTTTGAAGCAGAAGAAGGTAGTCACGACGACCTTGTAATGACTCTTGTCCTATTCTCCTGGATGACCAATCAGCAGTTTTTCTCCGAATTAACAAACACTGATATCAAAGCCAAACTTCATGAAGAGCAGATGAGGCAGATCGAAGAAGAACAATTACCTACGTTTTTAGGTGGACATACCGACGTCGACGATAACGATGGTAGTTATGTAGAGGATGGTGCTGTGTGGCGACCTGTTGTAAATAATTGAAAAACCCCATTTTACTAAATAAACCGTAGATTTCTTAATCTCCATTTAATAGGAGCAAAAACATGGCTTTTCTAGTATCACCAGGCGTGAATGTATCCGAAATTGACGCAACTACAGTTGTCCCATCAGTTTCCACATCCACTGGCGCAGTTGCTGGCGCGTTTCAGTGGGGTCCAATCGATGTTGCCCGTTTAGTCGGCTCAGAAGATGAGCTCGTAGAACTATTCGGCAAACCAGATTCAACAACTGCGTTGACATTCTTCACCGCTGCAAACTTCCTCGCATATAGCAATAGCCTATATGTTTCTCGTGCCGACGCTGCAACGCTAAACACTGCAGTCGCTCTAAACGTCGCATCTTGGGCAAGCAACACCAAGGTTCGCAACGAAGATCACTACTTCAACAGCTTCTTCACCGCATCAAACGCCGACATCATTATGGCTGCTCGTTATGCTGGTTCACTAGGAAACTCGCTGAAAGTTGCAATCTGCGCAAACGCAAACGCAACAGCATTCTCAACTTGGACATATGCTCCATTTTTCGATGCTGCTCCTGGAACTTCACAGTTTGTTGCTGCAACATTTAAGTCTAACGCAAACGATGAAATGCACATTGCAGTTATCGACGAAGATGGCTTGATCAGCGGAACAGCAAACACCGTTCTAGAGCGTTTCGCAAATGTCTCCAAGGCAACAAATGCTCGTGGCGAGTCAGGCGAAAGCATCTATTGGCGCGATGTTCTATTCAATAACTCACGCTATGTTTATGCAATGGGGCAAAACAGCGCAACATGGGGCGTTGCTGCTAACTCAAGTCACTCATTTGCTGGCGAAAATCTAAACGGCGTTTCCTTTGTACAAGGTACAGATGCAACACCAACCGACGGTAACGTTCAAATCGCTTATCAGCAGTTCGCAAGCGCTGACAACGTTGACATTAGTCTTGTTATGACAGCAGGTCACTCATCAACGGTTGCAGCAAATACTGTTGCACTTTCTGATGGTCGCCGTGACTGTGTAACATTCTTGTCACCTGCTCTCGCAAACGTTCAGGCTGCTGATCCAGTATCTGCAATCACTAACTTCCGCAGCTCTCTCACATCAACTTCGTTTGCTGTGATGGATAGCAACTGGAAGTATCAGTATGACAAGTATAACGACACCTATCGTTTTATTCCATGTAATGGTGACATTGCTGGTCTCTGCGCTCGTACCGACCAAGATCGTGATCCATGGTTCTCACCAGCTGGATTCAATCGCGGTCAGTTGAAGAATGTAATTAAACTTGCATTCAATCCAAATCAAGCACAGCGCGATACACTATACAAGGCTGGCGTAAACCCAGTTGTTGCGTTCCCAGGCGAAGGCACTATTCTATTCGGCGATAAGACGCTATTGAGCAAGCCAAGCGCATTCGATCGTATCAATGTACGTCGCTTGTTTATCGTTCTAGAGAAGGCAATCAGCAGAGCAGCGAAGGCAAGCCTCTTCGAATTCAATGATGAATTCACAAGAGCCCAATTCATAAATCTTGTTGAACCATTCCTACGTCTAGTTCAGGGTCGTCGCGGTATCTATGACTTCCGTGTTGTTTGTGACGAAACAAACAATACTCCAGAAGTTGTTGATCGTAACGAGTTCATCGGTGACATCTATGTCAAGCCAGCCAAGGCAATCAACTTCATCCAGTTGAACTTTGTCGCTGTCCGTACTGGTGTTGCCTTCGACGAGATCGTTGGTCGCTTCTAATAAATAGACTAGGATAAAGTCAGGAGAAAACAATGGCTTTTAATGTAAATCAATTTCGTACTCAGTTACAGGGTGATGGCGCACGTCCTAATCTGTTTGAAGTCGAATTAAATTTCCCTTCATATGTAACGGGAAGATCAACGTCTACTGCGAAATCAACATTCATGGTTAAGACTGCTGCTCTTCCAGGGTCAACGCTTGGAATGGTTACAGTACCTTACTTCGGTCGCGAAGTGAAGGTTGCTGGTAATCGTACTTTTGCTGATTGGTCAGTAACAATTCTAAATGACGAGGACTTCGCGATTCGCAATTCAATGGAATCATGGGTTCGCGGCATTAATGAAAATGTCACAAACCTCCGTTCAGCGACCGCAAGAACATCACAGCAATATGGTGTTGATGCTACTGTAACTCAGTATAGCAAAGCAGGTCAAAGATTGAAGAGATATCGTTTCGTTGGTATGTTCCCAACAGATATTTCTCAAATCGACCTTGATTGGGGTTCAAACGATACGATTGAAGAATACACAGTCAACTTTGCTTACCAGTACTGGGAATCAGTTGATCGTGGTGTTACAACGTCTCTAAGAACACCAATTGAATCACTATTCTAAGCATAGTGTCGTAGGGGGAGGATATCCTCCCCCTTCTTTATAATGGAGTAATGCATGGCAATCAATCTATTCGGTTTCGAAATCACCCGCACAAGACCTGAAGGGGCACCTCAGCAACTTCAGCCTCAAGTCGCAGTCCCTATTGCTGATGACGGTGCAATTACTGTTACAGCTGGTGGTTATTTTGGAACCTATCTTGATCTAGAAGCAAGTTTTAAAAACGAAAATGACCTAGTCACTCGCTATCGCGAAATGGCGATGCAGCCAGAACTAGAATCTGCAATTGACGAAATTGTGAATGAAGCAATCGTTCACGACGTGACTGGCAAATCAGTCACAATTATGGTTGACGATCTTGAGCAACCAGACAATATTAAAGAAATGATCCGTGAAGAATTTCAAAATGTTCTTCGTTTACTAGACTTCTCCAATATGGGTTCAGATATTTTTCGTGGATGGTATATTGACGGAAGATTATTCTATCAAGTCTTGATTGACGAAAAGCAACCAAGAATGGGAATCCAAGAATTGGTTTACATTGATCCTCGTAAGATTAAGAAAGTCCGCACAGTTATTAAAAAGAAAGACCCACGCACAAAGATCGAAGTTGTGGATGGGTATCAAGAATTCTATGTGTTCAATGAGAAAGCCACTGTACAAGGTCAATCATTGGTAACACAAGTCAACGATACTGCAGTTAAAATTGCTGCTGATGCAATCGTTAATGTTAACTCAGGGTTGCTTGACGCAAAACGTCAAATGGTTTTGTCTTATCTTCATAAATCCATCAAGCCACTCAATCAGCTCCGAATGGTTGAGGACGCTGTTGTAATCTATCGCCTATCACGCGCACCAGAACGTCGTGTGTTCTATATTGATGTTGGTAATATGCCAAAGATCAAAGCAGAACAATATCTCCGCGATATCATGACAAAGTTCCGCAACAAGGTTGTGTACGATAGTTCTACTGGTGAAGTCAAAGACGATCGTAAGTTTATGTCAATGATGGAAGACTTCTGGATTCCACGTCGCGGCGAAGGTAAGGCAACAGAAATTACAACTCTTCCAGCAGGTCAAAATCTTGGTGAGTTGTCTGACGTTCGTTACTTCGAAAGCAAGTTATACAAATCATTAAACGTGCCTGTTTCTCGTTTAGAAACACAAACAGGATTTACTTTAGGTCGCTCAACAGAAATCACCAGAGATGAATTAAAGTTTACCAAGTTTATCGATCGCCTACGCAATAAGTTTACAATACTATTCGATGAATTGATGAAGCGTCAGTTGTCCTTAAAGGGCATCTGTTCCGTCGATGAATGGGAACTATTAAAAGAAAAGATTCACTACGACTTCCTCAAAGACAATAACTTTGCTGAGTTGAAGGAAGCAGAACTCATGGGTGCTCGTTTGCAACTTATGGCACAAATTGATCCATACGTTGGAACGTATTATTCGAAGGCATGGGTCAAAAAGCATGTGTTGCATTTTGATGAAGAAGGTATTGAACGTATGGAAACTGAGATTGCTGAAGAACAATCAGATAATCCACAGCCAGCAACTGTTGCTGAACCATCATCAACAGTTGACCAAGCCTTTCAATCAGAAATTACTAAATAATTTGGAGTAAAATTATGGAAAACGTTGATCTAATTAATGCGGTAATGAATCAGGATAAAGAAGCATTTGCAACTGCATTTCAGTCTGCGATTGCAAATAAAGTAACTGATGCATTAGAAGTTAAAAAAGTTGAACTTGCTTCAACACTCATTACACCAGAAGTAGAAACGAATGAAATTGAAACAACTGAAGTCGAAGTTGACGGAAGCAGCTCCTGATAACAATGCGCAACTAAATGCGCTTGTTCGTTCAGGACTCATGAAGTCAAACGAATTGCCAACTCTTAAGATGGCAATGCGCAAACATGCGCAAGTTGGCGACGTCGCTAAACTTCCTAAGAATCAACGCGATGCTTTGATGAAGTACAATAGTTCTTTATCACAGGCAGCTCTTGGTTCTGTTCAGTCATTTCAAGCATTGCGAAAAAACATTCAAAACAGTTTTGAAATCACTGATAAAAATCAGTTATGCGAAGCATTGCAAGATGAAGTTCAACCACCACCAATGTTGGTGCTACGTCGTCAAGGTATTCGCATTTTCCCAGATGGAAAACGAGTTGCATTGTATACAAACGATAAACTTGGATTAACATTTACAATCCCATATCGTCCAGGCAACACAACAAATCCAGCATCAGTAATCCCTGGATTGGCTGCTGAAGAAACAGAACTAGAAGAAGTTATGGAAAGTCTTGAGCAAGTTGCAAAATATGCTCAAGAAGAAACACCAAAGCAAACATCTCGTCAGATGAAGTTTGCTGATGGAACGAAAACAAGAGTCAGTCACGGTGCAGCAAAAGCCATTCATATGGTTCATGGTGCATTGAACGACGATAATAAAAAGAAGTTTGCTGATATGCTCAAAGATCCAAAAGGATTTGATAAAGCAGCAAACTTCGCTATGAGCAAAGTTAAATTTACAATTGGTGGCAAATGAGCATTGTATCAGAAGTTGTAAGGAAAATTATTGCTGAAGCCAATGTCGTCCGCATGGGTCGTAAGAAACTCGTCAAAGCGCGTATTCGTGGCGGCAAAGTCCAAAGACGCAAAGTTGTCTCTGGCGTAAAGGGTTATACAATTCGTGGTGGTAAGTTGACACGTATGTCATCTGCAGAGCGTTTGCGTCGTCGCATTTCTCAGCGCAAAGCAAAAGTGAAAAGAAGAGCAAAACTAGCGCGCTCATTAATCAAGCGTAAACGTTCATTAAGAAGAAGACAGTCATTAGGGTTGTAAAATGAAACTAATCACAGAAACAATTGAAGCAGTTAAGGTCATCACTGAAGAAAAGAATGGTGTTAAATCGCTATTCATCGAAGGACCTTTTCTTGTAGCAGAACAAAAAAATCGTAACGGTCGTCTTTATAAAGAAGAAACGATGAAGAAAGAAGTTGATCGTTACATGATCGAATACGTCGGCAAAAACCGCGCATTTGGCGAGTTGGGTCATCCAGATTCACCAACTATCAATCTAGATCGCGTATCACATCTTATTACCAATCTTCGTCAGGAAAGTTCTACTTGGATCGGTAAGGCTAAAATTCTTGAAACACCAATGGGTAAGATTGCAAAGTCTTTGCTAGAAGGCGGTGCTACTCTTGGAGTCTCGTCACGTGGCATGGGTTCACTTAAAGAAGTGAATGGTGTTAACGTGGTTCAAGATGATTTCTATCTAGCCACAGCGGCAGATATCGTAGCGGATCCATCCGCACCAGGGGCTTTCGTTCAAGGTATTATGGAAGGTAAAGAGTGGGTTTGGGATAACGGCGTTGTAAAAGAATTAGATGTCAACGCATATTATAACCAAATCAAGAACGCAAAGCAAAAGCAAATTGACGAAATCTCATTGAAGATCTTTGAGAATTTTGTGTCAAAACTTTAAAATTTATAAATAATATTACTTCTTTAGGAGTTAAATCAAATGACAAAGTCACTATCAGAATCTGCTGCTGAAATTCTAAAAGCATCAATGAATGCTGGCAAGGAACCAATGCAAAAACTTCCTGCTCAAGAGGATGACCTCGGCGGCTCAACAAACGAAACGCCAGAAGGCGATGAAGTTGGCAAGAAGGCTGCTGCTGCCGTTAAGGAAGCACCAAAGCCTGGTCAAGTATCAGCCGAAGGTGATAAGAAAATGAATTCCGTTAAGTCTGCAGGTATCGCAAAGCCAGTAGTTGGCAGCGTAGAACCAGACTTGGGCGAAGAAACAGAATTAAACAGCGAAGTTATTGCTGAAGAAGAATTAGAAATTGCTGAAGCAAAAGAAGCTGAAATGGAAGATGATGAAGAAGAGAATGATGAAGATGAAACTGAGATGAAGAAGAACTATAAGAAAGATATGGTTGCCAAGCACAAGGGCTCAATGAAGGAAGATGTCGATGCGCTATTCAATGGCGAATCACTCTCTGAAGAGTTCCGCGTTAAAGCAACAACAATCTTCGAAGCAGCTGTTCAATCACGTGTTGAATCAATTGTTGAAGATGTTCTTTCTGAGAACGAAACAGTTCTTGCTGAAGCAATCGAAGAAATCAAGAACGAAATGGCTGCACAAGTTGATGAGTATCTCAACTATGCAGTTGAAGAGTGGGTCAAGGAAAATCAAGTTGCAATTGAAACAGGTCTCCGCGCTGAAATCGTTGAAGACTTTATCAATGGCTTGAAGGATCTATTCACAGAACACTACATCGAAATCCCAGAAGAGAAGGTCGATGTTGCTGAAGAACTAGCCGCTAAAGTTGTTGGACTAGAAGAAGCAATGGCAGCAGCTGCTGCTGAGAAGGCTGCTCTAGTTGAAGAACTAAATAGCGCAAAGAAAAATGAAGCAGTCCGTAAGATCTGCGAAGGTCTAACTGAAACACAGATTGCTAAGATGATTTCGCTCGCAGAGGGCGTGGAGTTCACCACAGAGGGTGAGTTTAATAATAAGCTCGCAGTAATTCGCGAGAACTACTTCCCAACAAAGAAAGTGACAAGTGAGGTAAAGGCACTTCAAGAAACAGCTGTTGAAGAGCCAGAAGTAGCAGAAATTCATGGTATGATGAAACATTATGTTAATGCAATCGCAAAAACGGCTCCAAAAGCCTAATTAACTCATCTTTTTTACGGAGAGAATAAAAATGTATCTTAATGAAACATATGTAAAGAAGTGGGCTCCAGTTCTAGATCACGGCGATCTACCAAAAGTTACTGACCCATACAAGCGTGCAGTTACTGCACTCGTTCTTGAAAACCAAGAGCGCGCCCTCATGGAAGAATCACGCTCAATGCAGAACCTCTGGGAAGCAGGTTCAGTTGCAGGCGGTGGTCTACCAAACAACATCGGTGGTGGTTCATCACCTGTTAATGGTGGCGAAGGCGCAATCAAGGGCTTCGACCCAATTCTAATCGGATTGGTCCGTCGTGCACTACCAAACCTAATGGCTTATGACATCTGCGGCGTTCAGCCAATGACAGGTCCAACAGGCTTGATCTTCGCAATGCGTTCAACCTTCGCATCTGCAACAGCACGTGCTGGTGAAGCATTGTTCAATGAAGCAAATACTGGTCACTCAGGTAATGCTGCAACAGGCACACAGTCAACATTGGCTGTCAACCCTGGTAATGCTAACGCATCAATCTTCGGTCTTGATAACACTGGTCCTGGCTTCTCAACAGCCTTCGGTGAATCAGCAAACCTAGCACAGATGGGCTTCCAGATCGACCGTGTTGCTGTAACAGCAAACACTCGTGGTCTACAGGCATCATACACGCTAGAACTTGCACAAGACCTCAAGGCAATTCACGGTCTCGACGCAGAAACAGAATTGACAAATATTTTGTCAACTGAAATTCTTGCTGAAATCAACCGCGAAGTTGTTCGTACTGTTTATGCAACTGCTAACGCAGGTATCACAAACAATGCAACAGGTAATGTCTTCAACCTCTCATCTGCATCTGACACAAGCGGTCGCTGGCAGGTTGAGAAGTACAAGTCACTCTTGTTCGCAATCGAAAGAGCAGCAAATAAGATTGCTAAAGACACTCGTCGT